TGATTGCTCTGCAGCTCATTGATTAAGTCCCCATCGATTGATGGTGCTTTCCGGAGTGTTGGTCTCCCCGGCAAAGGATTGAAGAAGCCACCAACCCCTTCGGTAAAAACAGTCATGTCGAAACTGCTCAACCTAGGGGCTCGATATATACCCAATCTAAGGTCGTCGGCAAAGGCTGTGAATATAAGAGGACTCTCTGTAGAACTCGATGACAGAGTCAAAGTTCCAGAACTTATTGGTGCAATTGTTTGTGTTTGGGAGTTGTAGCAAAAGTTGTAGTGACTTTGAAACGGGACAGACACGTCAATGTATGTCGCATTGCTGATGGGATAAGACACTTCTCTTGCTATTGGGCCCGTAATTGCTGTTCCGGAATTAACAGAGACTGATCCATATTCAAAACCGATGCCGCTCATGGCGTCGATTATAGGTACACTCGGTGTTGAAACATCACGGTTGTAGAACGGAACGAAGAATACTTGTGGAAAATCACGTGGTCTTCCTTCTGAATCGCGGTTCCTGAAAAGTCGGAATTTTATTCCTCCGGCCCAAGCAGCGAACAATGCTCGCCAATGGCTCTGAGGTTGAGTGGGGATATTCAGATTAAATCCCAATCCATCTCCTGAATTTGCTGAATAAACAGCAAATTGATCTAACGCAGGATTATTGATTGGAACCATCCTGATATATCTCCTCCCTATCTCATGAATGTCGGAGACGCAAAATTCAAACTTTTCACCAATTTCCAATTTGCATACTTCGTTCGGTCGTGATGGCGCTTCTTCTTTTGTGACACTAGTCGACTGCATTTCATCAATGTTTTCTGTTGTTTCCTGGCGTTCTTCGTCAACTTCAGGACCTTGAGCTTCGAATGATTCATACACTCTCAACACCGCTGAGCCGTTTGGTAATGAAACGGAACTTCTCTGAGGGCTGGGATAGAATGAACCTGGGAGGTCAATGGGATCGGTCATGAAGGTGACGTAGGACGCATCCTTCAGAATCATCACGTCACTTGGAATAAACCATGTCGTTTGAGTGGCTTGAGAGTCTTGAAAAACAAATACAAGACCCGCTTCCGCGATGTTAGACAGTTGATATTGACCGTCAGGAGGGATCTCTCCTAACCAATCAATCTCACCAATCGGAACTCTACTCACTGTGGTTGAGACGTTTTCCAAGTTAAAGAGTGATGTCCTGGAAAATTGCAATCCTCGCATGACCCATGATGGTATTGGTTCATACTTCAGATAGTCATTCCATGTGAATGGTGACGCTGGTGAGGGAACTGCAACTTTTGAATTTAGAATTCTCAAGAAAACACAAATTTCAACGCTTGGTTCGACGGTGTCAGGCGCAATGAGAGCGTTGGCGATATCAACAGAGAAAGATCCCAAGGAATAATTCTGTATCGGATCAACCACATCCTCACCCTGGTAAGTTCGTAAGAACTCCGTTTGTGCATTGTACTTAACAAGCTCCCGGTGGACGTAATTAGTCCCCTCAGAGTTGGACGCAAAGTTCATAAGAGAAGCGTACGTCGTATTCTGGGCTCCGGGCAATACTGACGGGGCAGCATATTGTGTAACAGCGCGCAAACGCACAGAGTGATATTGTGTTTGAACCGCCACAAAAGTAAACTCAAAATCTGCTTTCCAAAACATGAATTGGTTAAGAACTGCCAGGTTAACGGGAATTCCCGGTCCTTCAGCCAAACCTAAACGTGTGTTTAAGGTTATATGATACAATTCTGTACCAACGGGCTGTGATGGTGTGACAGTGAACTTTGTCAAAAGACACATTTTAGAAAGCAGAGTTTCAACCTTGGTTTCTGCTGGGTTGAATATCTCCATTTGCTGTCGCGAAAATGCAGTGGGCTTCAACTGCATATCTCTCGTTGGCCTAACGCCATGTGATGTTGCCATTCCAGGGAAGGCTTGTTCAATAGGGATTGCTCCAGAACAGAGGGGTGGGTTATCAAGAGGCATTGGAATCTTGACTTCAGCGCTAGCATCAATATCTTGTGTAGCGGAGGTTTCGTTAGTGCCGGTAATCTGCACAGGCATGTCTCCTCCAGCGTTACTGATATTGTAATTGTTAACTGTTGATGCCGCGTTTCCTTGCGCAAAGTACTCAACATTTGAATCATCGAAGGTGTCAATGGCTCCAAATGTATTGTAAAATTGGGCTCTCCTGGTAATCAACTCCACTGGTCTGGGTATGGAAAAGTTCGAATTCGGAAAAGCTGAATAGACAGTCACAGTGACTTCATTAACAGCGATTCCTTTTAGAGAACTAATTGGAACGAAATAGACAGTTCCCAATGACTCCGTATCGCGCGCAATTGTATTCATTACCGATCTCAAATATTTAAATGGGATCGGAAGTGTGTACGTTGCGTTTTGATCTGGTTGTACGAAGACGAATTCATTGGTCGTGACATTCGCTAGTTCGGATTCATAACTCGCAAGAGGCATAAAATATGCAGCGGCAAGGCCTTGTTGGAAGGGGGTAGCGTTTAGCTGAAAGCACAGCTCTACATCTCCTTTCCAATAAGCGAAGCGATCGAAAGGCATATTTTGCAAATTCTGGGGATCACCAAGCTTCAATATACCAAAAGGCACATCGAAACTGGCAATAGCTCCACTCTCTGGCGCTTGGTCAATATTCCAAACAAAGTTAGTTCTATAAACATTCGACTCTGTTCCATACAGCAAACCCATCGCTTCTTCATTTACAGCTTTCTTTGACAATCCTGAAGGATCAGACACTCCAATTTGGGTAGCAATCACGCTTTTGTCCGCATTCAGTTTTGCCAAAGAATTAGTTGGTGGTCCTTGGGCTACGAAGCCATAAGGATGCTGTAAACCAGAAGCAGCAGTTCTCGAACAAACGATTCTGGCCATTTCCTTCCACCCAATCATCGGTACAGTGTCGCACATTGCACTCGAAAGTGCTTTGTTGATGTTAGTAGAATAAGAATAGTAGTAATCCTCACCCCACGCTGACGCTAACTCGATGGCTGTTTTGGCTTCTTGGAAAATGGTCAGGTTCTTGTTTCTTGTCCAGTGCAATGTCTCTTCAAGAGTTTCCTTCTTCAATGCTCCGGTGAACTGTCCGAACATCTCAACAGGGTGGGCGCCTAGAAAAGTTATGTCTTCAAAAACGCGGAACTCGTTACCAAGTTCCTCGTTTTTGCGGTCTGACGTATACGTCTGACCCAACTTTTCCATTTGCTCACGAATGTCCCAAGGGCGACAACGTCCAGCTGCTTCATCACTGAAGCAGTAGATGTGGTCGTCTCCGAGGACTTTGAGACGGACGTGTTCACTGAAGATTAATTCAGGACACAATTTGGAGAAGCAGTACCGAATGTACAACTCATTGATCAGGTTGTTTACTATTGTTGTGAAGAAACATCCTGAGAAATGAGTTGTTCCAAACTTAATTAGAACATTCAGTACCTGGGCTGAAGAGAAGCATTGTTGAATAATGAAACTATTCTTTGCTATGTTGGTTGTAACCTGATTGTCACAGAGACCCATCAAAATTCGATAGGCGGCATCCTGAAATTGTGGATGTATCCGCTTGTCAAAGTTCTTAAAATCTCCTGCAACAAAGTTCTTCCCAACGGTTGTTAAATAATCATAGATCACTTGCATGTCCCATGAGTATTGGTTCAATCCAATAGCAGAGCTAGTTTCAAAATACGAATTATTAAAAGCGGCGAGGATATGTCCGAAAATCACACGATATGCGACATTGGAGATAAGATCACCGCAATAAATAATACGACAACGCTTTTCCGTTACCTTTGAGCTGCTTATCAATTCATCCTTAAGAAATGCAACGAATCGTCTCTCGTCAATTCCTTGCGTTTCAAGCTCGAGAAGATAATCTTCTACAAGCTTCTCGAAGAATGGTTCGATATGCAGCTCACCTGCACTATCAAAGAAAAAGAAGTCAGTCTTCCCTTTCTTTTTGGCCAGTTTACAGAGGGGGTAACCGGCCGATGTTTTGACTTTCAAAGAGGCCAGGATGCCTGGAATTCCACCCAGGGCCTCTTTGATAGTCAACCGCCTTTTCCCGATGGGCCACTTCAGATTTCTCCGCAAGTCCTCTCTCAAAGACTCCTCAACTGAAGCGACATCGTCCGAATCAACCTGCACATGTTCCACACTCAATGAGTCATTGACCATCGTTACCAATGGGTCAACTCCCCCAGCGCGTGAATCAAGCGGAGACATTATCGGGAGATGTTTCTTTGGTTTGATATCCAAAAATTCACTAATACAAGATTTCGTAATCTTCGATTTTCTTGTTACGTGAATCTGTTCGTTCATAGGGATGGTAGAAATAGACCTTAGGTTAGGGCCTGAGAACAACTCAGGGCCTTCAGCATCGAAATTGATGTCGTTTCCGACAGCCATTTCCTCTGAACACCTAAGGGCTGCTTCTACATCCTCACGAAAAACAGGGATAGCTAAGCCAAAATAATCTCTCCCGCTAATGCCACCAGCAACATGCATTCCCATAATCTTGTTTGGGAAATTCTGTCCTACAGATGTTATCAATGTTCCACAATCACCTTTTCGTGTTGGAAATTTGTACATTAAACATTCCGAAAGCTCGAAACGTTTGGAGTCACACTTGTAACTACGGTTCTTACCAAGAAAAACTTGGGTGTAGTGTGTTCCTCCTTCAATGTCCAACAAACCTGAAGTTGATTGAAAATCATTGGCATCATCTATTGACCAGAACTTCCTAACATTATTAGGGAACTGGGCGTTTTTCTTCCTTGGGTAGGTGAAAAACACCAGGTCTTCTGCTGATTCAGATAGCCTGAGCATTGATGAATTGAAAGGGAATTCATCAACCGTGCCATTCCATTTAACCTTCATTTTCACACCGTCCTCGATAAGACTTCCGTCATTATTAAGTAAAGCGTGACAATAGGTCATCAAAGTGGAACCACTTATAGGATTAGCACGGTGAGGAACTCCATCAATCTCAATGATGGGATGGGAGCTTCCACCTGATTGAGCTCGAGCGTCTCGGAAAGTTTTCACTTTCCTTGAGCCCCGTTTTTCATTTGATGGTTTTCCAGATTGACCAAAACACACCTGGTCCGGTATGTCTTCATCCTTCTTGAACCACTTCCTAATGGCATATATTATAACGAAAATGCTGACCCACTTTGAAACACCAATTATGTTCTCGGAGAAATTCTCCTTGGCACTTGGTATTTCAAAGTAGATCCCTTGTCCGTCATTGAACGTAGGGTCCACGATGTGCACGATTGGAGTTGTTCCATGTGATAGAAATTTGTCAACACAAATATTCAACCACATCTTGTTCAACTCGTCCTCGTACTCCTCGGGGGCACCTATGTATTCAAAATACATGTCTTCAGGAAGCAACTCAGGAATTATGGTAGTCGATCTAGGATCACCACCGCCATGAATAAACTTCCAATCAGGCTTAACGCCGTTAGCTACGCATGTAGAGCAAAGAAACGAGTGTACTGTTTCCTTGTTATGCTTATGGGTATATTGCTTCCCACAGCACACCTCTTTCATGGCTGGCTGGCCGTTATGTTGTCTCATCACTTCACCTCTAGCATTAAGGATAGGCTCTTTAATCAAGCCCAAACAATAATGTCTGTGGTGCTGTGTTGGGTCAACATTACTATGGTCGATGGCGGAAATGACCATGTGGCCTGCGGCGTTGCTCTTTTGAGAGAGAAGAGTGACATCCTCTTCTCCCTCTGTGGCCGTGTCGAAGCCGTCCTCTGAACAAGAGGATACATCCAATTCAACTTTGAATTTCTTCGCAATTGAAAAGATGTACCTCCTCATTTCCCTGGCTCCGATTGGTGCGTCAGGCTCTGAATCACCCGACTGACTTTCTAGGAGACTTAAGTAGTCAACGTAGGAGTTCTTTACGACAGATTCAATCTTCTCAACAGACATTTTGACTGTAAGCTTCTTGAGTCGATTGTAAAGCCTCCTAAACTGACTACTTTTGATCACTTCCAACTCAGCACGCTCATCCGTTCTTTGTGGAGCTGGTTGTGACCGGTCATCCTTTTGGTCAGTGGGTTCTTCAGGACCTTCGGCTTCGAAGTCGCCACCACCGAAAAATGAAAAGATCGCTTCACCCAATCCTTGAGGTTCGCAGGGAATCCCGCGTAACTCTCGGATGGTATCATCTAACATTTCTTGTGGAGTCTTTTCAGGCATCAATTCAGAATTGAGGCCTAACCTGACTTTCTCACAAGTCTGTAGATGTGCTTCACGGTGTGAACGAAGATACGTTACCATAGCTCCGTACGATAAACCTGAAATATCCCGGGAATTCCCAGGAGTTGGTGGTTTGAGAGTAAATCGCAACCAAGCCAATGACTTGATTTCTTCTTGCGATAACTCTTTCAGGTTAATCTTACCGTTAGCGAATTGATCTTTATACTTTTCAGCGATGGAGAGTTCGATGACATACTCCCTACGCCTCCAAAGAGCATCCTGTGGAATGTTAGGAACTTTGTTGTACGATGTGTTGTTAATGGTGATGACACCAATAGCTTCACACGTAGTTCCTTTCAATCCCACTGCTGGATTATCTATGGAAGCAAGGGGAGGTTTGAAATTCTTGGTAGAAACCAACTCTAAGTATTGCTTGGCCGTCAATACTTTCGTGTCGGCTTCTCCGATCAGAAACTCATCCATGACGATGAGATTCTGTCCAATGTATCCGTCCCAGAATTCAGAGGCGACTGGCACCTGATAAATATCTGAGTCGAGTACATTGAAGACATCCTTCACGAATTTCGTAGTGAAGAGTGTCTTTCCATATCCGGGTGGGGCGCAGATATGGATACTGTAGGGAAGATCCCTATTCGACTTCTCGTTTTGATAATTCTCCAATATAGACAAAATATGGGTTATCGAAACGAGATTTCGAACAAAGATGTTCCCAACAGTTGGTGTTCGAATCTTTCCTCTCATTCCTAGAGCTTCTCTGTGTAATTCTTTCAACCATTGATGATAATCTTTGGAAACAAGAACCTTAGGAACAGATTTCAATCTGATCACTGCAGAACTCCGCAGCAACCAGTCTTCAACCAAAATCTGATCCTTGGATTCCTGTGTTCCAAACTTCATCTTCAATGCTGTTTGAATTGTTAATGGTAAAACCAAAAACAGAGAAGCCAAAAGGAAGGAGGAGGAAAGCCCCGCCGTCACTAGAGAGGTAAACTCTCTAGCTCTTTTGGACAAAGTTGACATATCAGCCACACAGAGACCTAAAACCAATCCAAGAAGGGTGATGACACCCGCAATCGGATCAGCCGAAGGACTCTGAGCAGTAAATCCGTCACCTTTGTACATCGCGATTAATCGATCAATTACAGTCGTACACAACTTGTAAGAGAGGAACCCGATAATATCCACCATTAAGACAACTGCGAGAATACACAGAATCGTTAATGTCTTCGAAAAGTCTGGATTATCGAGAAAATCATTCACAAATTGGGATGGACTAAATTGCTTGATTATCCACGATCGCAATCTTTTCATAACACTTTCAACTGCATTGCCAAGCGTCTCTGAGATAAACCCAAAAACACTTTTCAAGCCGTCAATGATGTTCTGAAAAATTGCCTCAACCACAGTTTTCAATGTCTTAGCTCCTGCTTTGACAAAGTTCGTAGCTGCGTCCAAAATGCCTTTAAAAACATCGGTAAAACCTTGGGCTTCGAAATCAGTTGTTTCCACTTGATCTCGCTGTCCAAAATCCTCGGTGTAATTATAGGCTTCTCGAACTTCGTACAAGAGGGACAAAAATCTCCCTCTCGTCATGCGCGGATCGCAAACCAACTTTCGGTCCTTGGTAGTGAGAGCCACTATCACGGCCCGATATAATCGGTACTGCGCAAACACATCTCGTCCCCTAATCTTAGCGAAAGGGGCCATTCGCAATTCCATGGCAATAGCACTCAAATCATCCAGCATAGCTGAATCATACAAGTACTTATCACCAAACTTCATCTGATACATACATGGGCACTTCACATACCTCGTCTGATGCGAGCATAGTAAAGGCCTGACAACGTACCAAAATCGGCCTTGTTGTTGTGATCGACGGATATCTTCTACATCTTCTTCATCCGTCTCTTCTTCACTGGTTAATTCATCTTCATAGACTTTCACCAGCTCTTCTTCTCCATCTGGGTGTGTAATCACATATTCACCCATCTGGACTCTGCCTAAATCAATGGTTTGACCTCCATTGACCGACGTCTCAACGTCTAGTTTAGGTTGTGCGTTAATTTCACTGATTTTCCCTTCAGTGTTCGCCACCACGCTAGTAGCTTGCTTAGGGTTATTAAACTGAGTTACTTCTTGTCTTGAGGACATTTCGCTCAATTTCTCAATTTCAC